ACCAAATCATTTGCGGAGCCTGAAGCAGCAACAGCCCCAGCGCTTGCAGTCATAACATGGAGGGCTCCGTCAGGATATGTGGTGTTGATCCCGATACTGTTACCGCTCTCATACATTACAGAATCATTCAAGCTTGTTGGACTTGCCCATTTTGTAATATAATTAGTAGTTCCAGTTCCTTGTATCCCCGATCCTCCAATAGCCCTCATGGAAGTTTGAATTTCCCCAGAGGTGACCTGGAGGAGATCAGAGTAAGAAGAGTAATTGCCCTGCCTGTCTACTGATCGAACACTAAAATTGTAATTAGAGTCGTCGTATACCTCATAAGTAAAACGGGGCTCAAACTCTGTCAAGACAAAGCCGGACAAATTAGTAGCGACCAAAGCGCCGGTAGGAGTTTGTAAAATATTATTTACTAGAGATCCGCCGACCCTTCCTGTAGCATAAGTCCCGCTATAGATATCACCACTAAGCTGAGTAACGGAAGGGTGAAAATTAAATTCGTTTCTATTCCTGTCGTATTCTGCTCCGAAATAAAGACTTCTTTCATAAGAATTTCCAGAAGGAATGATAATTTCCCTTACTATATTGTTTCCTGTAAACTCTCCAGGAGGAAGAGTGGAGGCTTCGTCCATTAAAAGCGTGTGTCCTGCCCACTGAATGCCTGTAGTTTGGTAGGTTTCGAAGATTCCTTGAGAACTATCCCCAGTGTAAGATAAGTCTTGCATTAAGGAGAGGTTACTCAAAAAGTCTCTATCGATCCTGAATTCGCCGGTCCCGTAAATAATCTTTTTAATAGATTTAATTGTAGGAGTAATAACTTGAAGAGTCTCAGAATCCTTCAAGATTCCATCTCTCTCAATTTTAATTTCGTAAGGAGTCTGTGTATTAGTGTTTTCTTTATTCCATGCGGCAACATAGGTAGATCTTACTCCTCCATTCAACGAATCAGAACTAGAGACTAGAGTCCCTCTTAACCCACTAGGATACTGATTGTATCGAAAAGGGTCCACAGTGAAGCCTTTGATAGAGGAAGGGTAAACGTAAGGCGCTCCAGTCCCGAAATTATCTTTGGCTACAACTGTATAGTAATAGCCAGACTCGCTGGGCTGCTGTATAGACATCTCTAAAGATCTATTTTGTTCCGATATATTCTTAGTAGATAAGAAAGAATAGGTAGAATCTCCGCTTCCCGTAGGCTGAATACTGAAATTAGGTTGTAAACCTCCGTAAATATTTAATTCGTTTACTCCTGATTTCTTCTCGCAAGATGGAGAAAAGGAGATTTGTTGCCCGATAATGATGTCTAATCCTGTGACGTTTGGAGCTTGACTCGTTAAGAAATAAGTTCCCGTAGACTCTCTAGCATAATAGTCAGTAGAGACAACTTGGAAACGGAACCTCCTAGGATCAATAGGAAGGTCGCTATCTACTAAATCAAAAGCTCTTTTTATTCTCTGAGTGTCAAGGACAATGCTATTTTTCTTATAATTCTCCGCTAGCCTAGTAACAAGAACGCCAGTTTCACTATAAATATCAATATTATAGCCCGAAAAGTTTTGTAACAACGCCAATCTTTCTTCAAGAAACGGGGAATTATCTCTAGGGTCGACGAGGTCCCAAGAAAGGACCGGAGAGTTCCCAAAGAATTCGCCGCTAGCAACTCTAGTTTGATTATTAATAGGGTTCGTGCCAGAGCTATAGATGCTTAAGGATGTATCGAGAGCGAAGGGCTCTACATGAGGGCGACCACTAACCTCATTCAATATATTGAAACCTGTAACTTTTAGTGGCCCTCCGAAATCTTCTGGGGCCTGATTTATAAATTTCTTAAAAGGCATACTATTACGCTGGAAGCCCTATAGATTCTAAGTTACCATTCTCATCTCTTACAAAGATAGTATAAGTAACATTAGTGAAGTCATCTCTATTTCCTAGTAGAACAGTGAAAGAAGTGTTGTCTGCCCCAAGTAGAACAAACCTTATCCTTTCACCGTCTCTATATACATCTACGGCATATCCACTTGTGTTACTAGCATTTACACCTGATTCAAAGACAATGTTAGAAAAATCAACAAATAAATAAACATAGTTTAGATCGCCCACATAAGAGTCATTATATAATTCAAAGTTCGCATCGAAGTAAGCATGGTCTATACCGCCGCCAGGAAGGATAGGAACCTTAAGGAATTCCTCCGCATCTGCGCCGGAAGATCCGCTTAAGGCAGGAGGTTTTGTCCTCAAAGGAACAAGTTGAGGCTGAGAGAACTGAAACTTGTCTATATTCTTTTGGTCATCGACGTAATTGAACTTAGATTCATTGTAAATTAAACCAGTGATCTCAAATTCGTTAGGCGAATTTTCTAAGATAGAGACAATCCTATACTTGACGTCCTTAATCTCTATATCGCCATCTAAATTCTCGGCAGTCCAAATAGAGCCATTAGGAATTAAGGAGAAGTCGTCGTCATCTGTCTCAGAGATAGTCACGATATTTTCAGACATGCTAGCTATAGTGAATTGTTTAAGCTGGCTTTGCCTCATGGAACTTATTTCGGAATCAGTGATTCCAGAAGACGAACCTTTGATTTCAACATGCAATTTGTGCCTTTCTTTAGCGGTCTCGTTGAGGTCTCGAACTTGAGTAGTAGTTTTCGGGACAATAAATGTAATTTTCTGACCGACAATATCTTCTTCTACAGACTGATCGAGAGTGACAGTCTTGGCGCTATAATCTATGGCAGTTATTCTCCCTCCGTATCTTTTAGTGCTTTTTAATTTGTCTTGAATTTTAATAACATCTCCGGGCCTTAACATAGAACCTTCGAGTCCTGAAGAGAATTGGATAAGCTCTGTTTCTGTCTGAGAAGTGGATAAGATCCACTTCCCTGTTCTATTAGCTTGAGATCTAGAGGTAGTTCCTACAGCTATAATCTTTTTTTCTAAATATCCGTATTCCCGAATTCCTGCGGGATCTTCAATATATTCAATCTTAGGTTTGAAGCTGTCATATTGATCAGTATAACGAACTAAAACAGCAGTAAACCTCGTTGATTTCGCGCCACCAGTGTAGACGAAGTTCCCATCTTTTACATTAGAATTATTAAAAACATAAAAAGCCTCACGAGATTGATCATTACTCATGAATAAATAACTATTCGACCAATAAGTTAAGCCCCGAAAGATAGATGCCAGGTCATTCAATGCATTATATGCGTCCTGTTCTTTATCGAGATATACATTCGCAGAGAATCTAGGCTCCAACAAGGGTAAGGAGCCCTCCACTTGAGTAGTAGCCACACCGCTAACAACGTCTTTTTCTATCCCCGCCTCTCTTCTAAGGTCTGGAGTGATAGTCTCGGTGGTCTCATTTCTATCGCTGTTTAATATATAATTATTTAAAATCCACGCTTTTGCCTCTGGCTTATCTCCTTGAAGGTCTAAATAAGCGGCTTTTACAGCAGGGTAAGAATCAAATGTAAACTTAACAGAAACTTCATTTAATATTTTGAAAGTCAACTTAGCGTCCGCTACGTTATATTGAGGGTCGTAAATGATTCTTTTGTAACCTACTCCTAAATTTGTTGAGTCTTCTTTCGTCAAATCATACAAACAGACAGTGCCGCCGTTAGGGAACTGTTCTAAGAGGGATTCTTTCCCTGATAGAGTAACGCTGTCATCTATAGTGATTTCACCGCCGCCCTTATTGATAGTGAAGGCTAGAGCCTTACATGTGGGGGTAAAGCCTGTCTTGACTAGTTCGTCACAATATTTAGCTATAGAATACAAGTTCCACTTGTCAACGAATCCTTCTTTAAAGCCATACTTTCCCAATCCGTATCTTTGATTAGTGACGATGTCGAAGAATATCCAGGCGGGATTGTCCGTCCAAGCTTTCGTAGAGGAGAATTCGCCGAACCAATTCCCCTTATACCTTTTCGTCTCAGGGTCATATACATCAGGTATATTGACCTCTAACATTTTTAGGTCAAAGGATCTCTTCGGCAACCCCGAGAACGCTCTAGCGTCAAAGATTGAAGCCATGACAGCAGAATGCGGGTAATTCAAATTTTGGGTGATATGCTCGGTTACATAGGCTACTCCGCCCCGCCTATTCATGTTTGGTCTCAATTCTTCTAAGGAGAGCATGAATACAGATACCTGTCTGTCTTTGCCGTTAATAGATGGGGGTAACTTAATATTCACTGCCCGTGTATACGCAGATGTGGCAAACCCGTATATAGGAACGTAAATATAGACGAGAGATCCTCCTTTCCCTAATAACTGAGTATCGTTCTCATAACCCACTCGAATACAAAAAGAAATATTAGTAGCTTTGGTCTTCCCATCTTTATTTCGCCAGTAATTAACATCGACTCTTAGCCCTACCTCTATTCCGTCAGCATTGTCGTTAGTAATAACGTGGTTAGTCTTCACCGCTAATTTATTGAAATAATCTTCGAAAGTTTTAGCGTACTTATCATGGTTAGATGAATAGTAGACAGAAGGAGTATTGGTCGCGAAATTAAGGGCTCCATGGTTAAAATTCCCTCCCCTCTTGGAGTAATCCCCTTCTTCGCCTTTAAGACTCAAAGGGAGATCAGAGATTAGCAAATCCTTCCCTTCTGCTGTCGAGAGCCCTGGCAGCGTAGAGTTTAGATTGAAAGTTTGAGAAGAGACTCTGAAAGATAAAGCTGGATTCTCTGATTTAGACAGCAAAGGTTGGTCCTGCGTGCCGTTTCTAAATTCGGCAAACATTCTATTGTAATTAAAAAATTCACTATTAGTGTTTTTAACAGGCACATCATTCAAATAGATTGCGCGGAATGCATTTTCATTCTTTGAGATGTCATTAGAGAGAGTAATCAATTCGTTATTCTTATTGACTAATCCGGCCATCGATCCTTCACCTAATAGATCTATAGTTTTATAAATACTAACAGACTCCAACGGAGAATTCTCTGCAACTCCGTCCGTTACGTTAGGAAGAATATCTTGGAAAGTAGCGTTAGACCAAAAACTGGCGTAATCATTACTTTGCAATCCTTCTTGTGAATTTAATTCCGATAGAGAGGCCGAGAGACCTTGAAAATTTCCTATACTCATTATTGTAGTGTCGTGAAAGAGCCTGCGTTTGATTGTTTAATAGAAGGATTGGAACTGCGAGTCAAGGAGGAGAAAAGATTGTTCTCATTTAAATCATCAAACTTATCTCTGTCAATAGAAGACAAACTGGAGGAGATTACATTGCTCCCTATACGCATCCGTCCATACCCAATAGGTACTACTGCCCCTTGTGAAGCTACGTTTTGGGCCGTGCCGAAAACGAAAGAAGAGGTGTTGGCCTGCTGAGGGTCATCCGCCGCTAGTAATTTAGACATCAAAAAGGTAAGACCAAAACTTATTGCCGCGCCAATAATTGAGTTAGTAACGAAGGCCACGACTTTGTAAGCCAATGTAGGGGCTATCGCAGTCCCCGCCGTTAAGGCTGCGGCTGCGACAACTCCGCTACCAGAGAGGACAGGGATAATTAAGACCTCTTTGTCTTGAATATTTTGGTCTAAAAACGAGGAAGAGTCTACTACGCTTCCATTGCAAAAAATAGCGAACCTTTGGTGACACTTCAACATACTCATCCGAAAAGATCCTTCGGAGTTAGTGTCTAGGGCGCTAAATAGTTCTCTAAAATTTCTAACTTTTAATTTCCAATCATTACCTATTAATTTGCCAAGGTAACCTTCTATCTTTATTCGAGTCATGCTGATATAGAGAAAGATCCCCCTTTAGATTCTTTTACGGATAGATGCTCATTGTTAGGAGGGAAAAGGCCGTTAGAAATTACATCGTCGAACTTATTCCTGTCCATCGCGGATAGAGAGGAGGAGATCACTCTGCTTCCTATCTTCATTCTTCCATAACCCACGGGGACTACAGACCCTTGTGACTGAACGTTATCTCCCTGAGTAAATAAGAAGCTCTCTGAGTCGGTCCCTAGCCCTGGCTTATCTGCAAGGTGCGCCATGAGGGCAGTCGTCCCTAGAAACACAAGAGCCTGAAATGCTACGTTAATTAGAAGGGCTACAGAAAAATGAACTCCAAGAACCGCAGCTAATTTTATAGCAGGAATAATAACGAATGCACCGCTTAAAATAGGGATGAAATGAATAGATTCTTTTACTTTCTTATTGAAAGACGTAAAGGAGTCGCTGACTTCTCCGTCTATAACTACTATATAATTAGAAGCCGCCCTACGAAAGGCGTTCTGGAAGTCGCAAAAATTAGCATGTATTGCACATAAACACTCTTTCACTGTATTGATTTTCATATTTATCTGGGATTCGCCTATCTCTTCAGCGAGCCTACCTTCAAAATAGACAGCTATCATTAAGATAGCCCCTTGTAGTATTTTTGTAGTTTTTTCGCAGTCATACCTTATTATACACTTCTAAAGTATTTTTTCTGTTTTAATAGTGGATTATAAGTACAAAACTCATTAGTAATAATAGAATATATTAAATAGTTAATCAAACAATTATCTGACATTTCCGTATCTGCAAGGCTAGGCTCAGCAGAACCGAGAACATGCGAGTGGAAAACAGATGAAATTTCTATACCGCTCTTGATTTTAATATCAAAATAAATACTAGGAGATATTTCGAAATGAATTCTAGGATTTTTAGATATATTATCTGCAAAAACAAGGAAGTCTTTAGTTATAATTCCACAAATTTCTTCGTTAGGCTTGGCATGAGCTGCTTTAATTATAGAATTAAACATTATACCTATATGCCTCGATAGACGGGTAGCCTCCAAACGGCAACCCACTTTCATTTTCGCCAAATAATAAATATCTATATTTACAAGAGATTAAACGTTTACTGCACTGGTCTTTCACCCAGTATTCTCTAGCGAACCTTGGATCTTGAATGTCTGCCGAAGTATTAGCTTTAATACATACATAAAAATCATCAGGCCTATTAGCCATTGCCTCTTGAGTAGAAGACAAACTTTGCTGGAAGTTGTTGTCAAATTTCGATCGAATCCTTGCGATATCTCCCACTGAATAAGAAACGGTAGAGTCATAGTCGCCCTTCCAAGTCAGAGAAGTTATCCCGTAACCATTAGGATCAACAAAGATTTTGTCGTTCTCGTCAGCTATAGGTAGCCCTAAATTCCCATCAGTCTTAGTCTCACCAGCCAGGGTGAACACAGTTTCAGCAGAAGATCCTAACATAGCTTGGTTTTTGAAGTCGGATCTCGAGCCGTATTTACACCCCGCGCCACGGTAAATCCACGGACAATAATCAGCGATCATTAGCCTAGCGGGCAATTTAATATTCTCAATTTCGAGGGGGGAAACTAATTCAAATTCAATAAATATAGTATTTTCGTTTATTTTCCTGTTGATTATAAAAAAATCATCCTCAAATCTATTTGCCGGATCTGGAGTGGCGAAAGGATTCTTGTTATCTGAAAAGTTTACGTCGTCGAGGTGTTTCAAGTAAATACGTTTTCTAAAGAAGTTTTTGCCTATCAAATCTCCGCGTCTTTTAATGGCGTCAGTAATCAATCCCTGAGGATTGGCAAATACGACTCTAGGTCTGGCCAATTGCCCGTCAGAACGAGACTCGAATCCAGAGACCTCCATAGGAAGAGAGAAATAAGTTAAGCCATCTAGAATTACGTCCTTGGTCGATACGCTTCCAGAATGGAACCTGTAGAGCCCGTCCTCCTCTCCTATGTCCACTTCGTAGAGTTCCACAATTGTATCCGGTAGCAAGTCTACCAAGTCTGTAATCTGATCTTCTGTTGCCATTATGAATTAAATAATAAAAATCCCGCAAAGTTATTAACACTGTCCGCTTTGTTAGACAAAGTGTAATCTGTAATCCCCGTAGAGCCAAGAATCCTCAAATGTTTATTCAGAAGATAGCCCGTGACAGAACTTCTTTCTGCCGCGACTAATTTCTTTTTATAAATAACAATTTCAGAAATTCTTCCATTAAATCCTACATTTACGAGTCCAGCCTGCCCGACTCTAGAAGCTCCTATCAAAGGTGTATTCAAAAATGAGAATGAAGTGCCTATCACTTTAGTCTGATGAACAAGTCGCCCATTGTTAAAAATTTCGTATTGAAGGACAGAACCAATTTTCTTCGCCGATATATTATATACCCAAGCCGAAGGTTGATAAAGTGGAATGTATCCATTAGTTGTAAAATCATCAAAAATAATCCTCTTAAGTCCATCTATACCAGTGTTATCTATAACTTTGCCTTCTTTGGAATAAAAATTAGAAATATGCTGTCCGTTACCAATGGTAGACCATTGGTGGAAGCCCGCTTCCCACTTATTAATATTGAGACCTCTGAAATCTCCGTTCTCGAATAGCCCAGTAGGATGAAGGACATAGAACATTTCGAAACTCTCCATAGAATTCTCTACTTTCCCGCTACCCACTATCCCTACGCCCTCTAAATGAGATATGTTTGGTCCCGAGGCGGGACTAAACGATATAGCATTTTCCCCATTGAACTCTGTAACTCCAGTAAAGAAGACGGGTTGATCGGCGGCAGTCGCCTGTTCTAAATATATATTGGCGGGATCATTTCTAGAGAGCCACCTTCTGACATTGTCTCCGTTTTCGGCGGCGTCATCAACGCTTACAGCTTCTAATACATCTGAACCTCCAACGTTCCCTCCCGCGCCAGAATTGAACCATGCGACGAGATCGCTAATACCATCAGGTGCTACGGAGTTAGGAGTAATAGTTATGAGTTTAGACCTTATTTCGCCTACGGAGAAATTTGCATTAGCATTAGCATCGATAGCATGACCAGCTGCCCCACCCGCCTTACCCTCTCTACCTACTTGGCTCACATTACTTGAGAAGAAATCATTCAGAGTTCTACCAAACTTAACGGCGGCGCTTTTTCCCTTTTCTCCAAACCTGCCACCTCCTCCTCCTGGAGAACTCTTAGGGTCTTGAGTGGTGACCCCTAAACCTGGCCCGTTCAAAGTTCCTCTTTTTCCTTGGGAGTAGAAGCTGTCCTTAATATCTATGCCCCCGATAGAAGTTCCGAATCCTTGCCCTCCTCCTCCAGCGCCAGCTCGATGAAGTCCGCCGAGGTCAGAAACTTTAACGTCGCTGCTTCCCTCTTCTAAAACACCTTTTCCGTCAGCAAGGTTATTTTCTGGGGTGTAATCTATAACCATCTCCCAAAAACCAGTAAGAGGGTCAATTTTATTAACAAGAAATAAGCCAGGCTCTTGATGAGAAAGGGAAGGCCTAGTCCATTCCGCTAATTTATCAAAATCTATGAAATTCACTACGAATAAAGAGTCGCCACCGCCTCCTCCTCCTCCTCCGCCATAAATTTTAGCAGAATAATGTTTACGAATTTCAAGCAAGTCTACCCCGTCATTAGGGATCTCTATCGCAGAAGACGCATCGGAGCCAACGACAGAAGAAGCTGACCCCGGCTTCAGGGAGATGCTGCCTCCAACTCTTACGAAAGGTTTATTAACAGCCGTCAGATTCATCGAAATGTCAGAAAATCCTCCTCCTCCACCATTCCCGCCTTTCCCGTATACTGAGGAATTTTCGTTCAAAATTAATACTGTGGGAGTTTCGGCAGCGTTAGAGTCTAAAATTTGAGAAGCCGTGATCCCGGCATTAGCATTCGTCGACGCACCAACGGAGTAATTCTTAGACAGAATAAATTGAACTCCCGTAAAATTAGCAGTATAATCCGGGAGGCTTAGACCTCTTCTCGTCAATTCTGCTGTAAATTTAGTTTCTAAATCAATATCTGTTTCCCCTTGATAAAAATAAATCTCTAAAGCTGATTTTGGCCCAGTTCGAGATTTTATCCTGGTAGTGTCGAAGGAAGACGATCCCGACCTTAGCCCTGTCTCTACGTCTAAGGGAACGTTAGCATTAAAGTCAGAAGTCCCAGAAGCATAGATCCAATCACTAACATTATTTATTAGTCCTCCGCCAGTAGTAGTACTATAGTTCGCGCTATTAATATCTGCATATTCAGATCTAATTCTATACCAATAACAGTCACCGAAGGCTAGGTATGTGCCGTCAAAGTTACCTATGCTATTTACGTTCCCGGATTGACTCGCTGAAAACCCGGTAGGAGTTAAAAACTTTCTATACTCAAGTGTGTATCCGTCGACATCTGTAGATACATATTCTGATTCAGACAGGAAACTGTGAAAACCCGTCCATTCTGCGTGCTCCGGGCTCTCTGGCGCTCTATTAGAAATCTCAGTGAGGTAATGAGTCATGTAGTAGTTGCCACTATCAGAGGTAGGGTGTTGCCACCTAAGCTCATTAATAGGAGCACCGTTCCCAGAATAAAGACCTGTCTTAGCTAGGAATCTGTAAGGGTGATGAGGGCCTATGCCTGTCGTCCCGCCAGTAAGATACATAGAAATATTTCCAGAAGGATCTTGTTGTCCGTCTCCTCTAGTTTTTGCCGACATATCCAAGATAGTATCATACATTCCTGAGTAAGCGGGTCCGGTAGCCCCGTAGGGACCTGAAGCGGAATCCATTATAGCAGTGAAATCATATTCAACATATTTACATTGCCCCTTACCTATAGGGACTGGCGCATCAATGCCCGAAGGGAAAGAGAAGGCGGCGTAGTCGTTATTACGAGAAAATGATAATAGTAACTCAGCATTTCCACTGTTAACAAAATAAAAGCCAGTCCTTACAGTGAATCCCGTTTGCACGTCACCCAAATCCATTCCAGTGCTATGAATAAATGAATTGCCAATTGATCTTTGTGGTAAAGCCATTATACGTTCTTATCGTTCGAAGTCAAAAATAGTTGCCGCTAACGATAAGAACGTATTGCTCTTATTCGTGTAATCAATGGGATGTTCCACAAAATTAACTGTCAGCTCGTTGTTGTCTTTAAAGTTCACCTTGTGATTCCACGAAGGGGAGATGAATACTCTCTGTGTATTGTATGGAGCCGGGGGAGTGAATAAGAATTGTTTATTTCCTCTTCTTGACTCCAAGAAATGAACCATTGCTTTCGCTTGTTTGTCAGTAACCCCTATATAATTTAAACTGAATTTCAGCAAACTTTTATTAATGCCATCCTTAACTCTAATAAAGAAATCATTTTGAAACTCCTTTTTTATAACCCTCGGAGACTGGGTGATGTCGATCCCTTGTTGGCTATCAAAATAGTAAAGTTCTTGAGACCATTGAGACGTAGCGCCCGTTGGAGAGCTATTGTGGTCATTTTTTCCTCCTGTCCCACTGTAGTAATACCAGCCAGATTGATCTACCAATCCGCCGCTCATATAAGTAATATCATGTTTATAGTAATTATCACAGTCCTTGTAAAACCCGGAAGTCCCAGAGAAAGGCACGTAAAAACCCTGCCAACAAGTAAGAGATTCTGTTTCGTTTTTAAACGTGAAAGAAACATCGTTGACATTAGGGTATATGAAAGTATGATCAAAAGACTCTACATAAAATTCATGATACTTATTATAAGGGGCAGGAGGAGTCCAACTAATCCCACTGTAGCCGCCAGTAGGTTTATTGAATTTATTGAAAGAATCTTCAAGTAAATGAACTATCGCCTTCGTCTCCCTATCATCCCTACCTTGAAATACTAAATTAGCTTCAAGTTTTAAGGAGTTAATTCCTTTGTTTAATGGGCTGTAATATCCATCGCCCATCTGTATATTATACGAGGAATTACTATAAGAAAAGCTAGAGCCATAAGAAGGTTCAAAAAAGAAATTTTGTGACCACTTAGTAGTAGAACCAGTAGGGGAGTCTGTAGAGGGTCCAGTAGGCCCGTCTGAGGAGTGAGCGCTCACGCAGTAATAATGTCCCGACTCTTCACGGGTAGGGCTCTGGGCGGCAGTGGTAGCTGGATCTGGATGGCCAGAGAAAAAAACAATATCAAATTTAGAATAAGTCTCAGAAGCCTTGTAAGGGGGTACTTTTATATTTGTTACTCCAGAATTTAATATCATATAATTGACTTTCCTGTTAGATGAGTTTGAGAGATAGACATACTGCCCGCCAAAGTGCCACCATTCCCGGCTGATATATTTTGATTAGTAATTTGCCCTGTGCAAGAAAAAGTGTCCAGAGGTTTGCTAGTTTCGTATACATCAAATAATTTTACATTTATTACAGCATTGTTCCCCGTAGGCTTTAGGACATTCCCTAAGTCTTCTCCTTTCACAGACATATTAACTATAATATCCTCTTTAGTAACTCTATATGGAAGTTCTTGACCGATCACTGTGACAGGATTTCTGCTACAAGTTACAGAGTAAGAAAATGAAGTTGTATTGCTGTATCCTAAATCACTGCCAGCGAGATAAGAATACTGGCCGTGAGCTAACCCCGTTTGAAGATTAATATTCTTGTTCGAATGTCCAACATCTTCTAATTGCGAAAGCTCTCCGTAAATATCTATTTGGGAGTTAATTGCTACAGGGCTGAAAGGCTCTACCGAAAAAGACATAGACTTTATATAACCACTAGCGAAAACAATTCCCGCGAATGATCCGCTCAACGGCTCACTCAACTCGTTCGTGGGATTCAAAAAGGAGGGTAAAGACCCCGTCATGTAGTGAGTGAAAGAGAACGTTCCCTTGACAGGAGAGCTTGAGGCATAACGCAAAACTTCTCCGTCAATGCTCTCTACGGGCGTCAGGTCCACCTGAACGCCCAACGTAGCGTTTTCTGCGAATATATTCTGGTCGTTTATTTGGACTAGAGCGTTTTCGAAAGGAACGAATTTACTTGCCATACTAAGTTAGAAGTTTCGCCCCATAGATAACCACGTTTATTGTTACAGTAGTATCTGTTATGTTAATAGTGTTGGGGGATAGGGTGACTGTGCAGTAAGCTGCATTTTTAACGGTGGCAAACCCCGTTATAGCTTCGCCAACCACAGCCGAATCATAGCCAGTCACGACTACCATATAAGTGGTATTACTTAAAGATTTTGTGAAATTTATTCTAAAAACATTATCTGCCGGATTAGCTGTGATACTAGCTGCATTATAACTTCCCGCTGCTATAGTAGGTTGAGTGGCATGCCCCGTAACCTCTGCGAAGGCTACAGGGGTATTCGCCGACGTAATTCCTCCGGCATTATCTATATATACATCATTACTAGACAAAGTGCCTTGAAGAGCTATCGAGGCGTCTAATTCTAATGACGCAGAAGGAGAATGGATAACAAAGTGACTAACTCCTGCGACGGAAGTCCCCTTCGACCCAACAATCCAATTTATGTTTTGAGTGCCGCTATTGTTGTATCTAAAACCTATCAATTGATCTCTGCTCGGATCATTGCTAGTATTTTCAATTAATATAGTTGACCGAGAGGCTGCGCTTCCGCTAAAGTTAGAGACAATCACATCTGAACTAGTCGCAGTAAACTGCCTAGAGAAGTCTGTTGCACCAATATTCACTTTCCCTGAAGTTTTTGAGATGTTCAAGGTAGTTCCGTCAGGAGTTGTAGAAGCACCTAAAGCCAATGTCGTGGCAGTATTAGTTATATAAGAGATATTACTGCCGTTATTATTAAGTTTTATGATGGCACTGCCACTTGTAGCTTTGATTTCAATTAAATTGCCACTGCCCTCTACATGGAGAGGGGACGCCGGACTTGACGTGCCTACTCCGACTCTGCTGTTGGTCCCGTCTACGTGCAATACTCCGCCATTGAAGGTCGTATGTTGGGAGTTACTTGCATTAATAACTAACGTCGTATTAGAAGTAATTGCTGGTACTGAGGAGTCTATTGTTATGGAATTAGTGTCGAGGAATTGAGCATCACCTCCGACAGTCAACGTATGTGTGGCAGAAGCGGAAGAGATGCCAACGTTCCCACCAGAAGAGATAGTGATGCTGTTAGTCGCGAATGTTGTTCCGATCTTGAACAAATCTGCCGAATCATCATATCCAATAATATATTTTTGAATAGAATTTTGCCTAAATGACATTGATGAGTCGTAGCCGTCCGCTTCGTGTTCAATTGAAACGGCGGGAATATCGTTCGTGGCGTTTTTTCTGACGTGCAGGGTAGTGTGAGGTAATAAAATAGAACTGCCTCCCATTCCCAAGTTTCCCCCGGTGACCATATTCAGCCATGGCACGCCCGCACTGTCTGTCATTTTTAGACCAGGATTGCCAGTTATTACAGGTGTTTTATGGATAGTCTCGAAGTTAGCATACTTTAACTCGTTAGACGCGGATACATCAACAATTGGAATTTGGTCGACGAGCGAAGGAGCAGTGAGCTGAGAGTAGGTTGGAATCTGTGCCATGGTAATTATTTATTTGTTTGTTGTCGTTTTTGGCCAATTCAGGCTGGCACCCTTTCTAATATTCTCCTCTGCGGTCAATAGCTGTAGATTGTCCAGTCCATAGCAGGCCAAGTAGTTAGCGTCTCCTGGGAGCGGATATCCAAAGGAGGAGACTGGGATGATATGGTCAAGGTGTTCGCCCT